ATTGTCTATCTTCTCTGGGCATTGCCTAAGGACGAACTGCTTGAGCGTCTCCAGGCCGTTGTCGAAATCCAAGATACGAAGCTTGTAGCCAAGAGCGACGAGCGAAGTAAGTGAGCCTGTCTTACCGCTGCCGCTGTCCCCCATGATAAGCATCTTGGTGAACTCATTGCTTTGATGTACTCCCAGGCTGGGCATGTGCTAGTATCTCCGTGTAAACTGTGAGCAGGTCACCGAGACGCACGTCGGCAGGCATGGGCAACTCGATGACCAGCGTTTGATTGTTGAACATGTCCAGTGTAAACGACTTGTGATCACGTTTGATCACCCTGAACTTGCCGATGATTAGCTTGTATCGGACCTCGTTACTCATCGAAGTAGGTTATTGGCATGAGGATTGGGCAACAAAGCTCGGCGGACTTGTTGTTGAACGCCTCGACGGCGGCCTCTTCGATCGTGAAGCCTGCTGCCTGTGCCAACAGGTCGAGGTAGATGAAGGTGTCGCCGATCTCCTTCTTGAACTCGCCCTGTAACGCCGCCTTATCCAATCCCTTGTTGAACTTGGCATCCATTCCATCACGGATACGGTTCAACTTCTTGAGGACATTGGCGGCCTCGCCTAGCTCGCCGACTGTGGCTGTGAACCAGTCAGGCAGTGACCAACTATCAAGCGGATGACTGAAGCCATCGGCCGCTTCACAACGCTGGCGATTGATCTCGGAGAATGTTCGGAACGTGAGCTTCATGATTGCACCTGTTCTATGGTGACCTTCACTACGTCACCTCGTTTGAGCGTAGGTTGCATGTGACCAAGGTGTAGCGACTCCCTTGACCCTTCTAGATGTATGTACCAACCACGGCTGACGTTCTCGAACTCGGCGTCCTTTCCTACGCCTCTCATGTAGACCAGGGCTTTGTGCTCGAACACGTCAGTGATCTTGCTATGAAAAGTGTAGACTACCTTATCTCCAATGGGTTCCATGGGTTCTCCTTCGTGAAGTCGCTGTCTAGAAATGCTTGTCTGACCTTCGGCGAACGTGCGCAGATATGTCTGAACCTACATCCTCCATATTTATCACAAGCGGTATCGTTCTGCGGCCAGTAACCTTCACGAGCATAACGCTCCATGTTCCCGAGTAGAATTTGGATGTCGTACCTCCATTCATCGAGTTGATCCTTGGTTCGATAAGTGAAACCACGTGCAAAACGTGAAAAGGTAACCGCAACCTGAGCCACATCGACAATCACTCCCCTGATAGGTGCGTTGATAACGACCTGCCCCGCCAATGAGTACAACGTCATCTGATTGTCTGGCTCATACCTGTCGAAATAGTATGGCGCCACCGTCGATGTGGTAGTCTTACGGTCCATCACGTACAGATCACCCAGGTAGTTGACAATCCTGTCCAGATGGCCGCACAGTAGGTATTTGGAGGGCTCCACTAACTGGCCCTCTTTTGCATTCCTAATAAAATCCTGTTGCGCAAGTATGGGCCCATACTCTAGCTCAAACTTGAACGTTAGCTCACAGGCCGGCTTACCATTCCTTAGCTTCCACGTCTGGGCCGGATCATCTTGGAATTGGTCGAGATACCACACCACTGTTCGGATTAGGTGGCGTTTGGTCTTTACTCTGATCGACGCCTTATCGTCAGGTTCGGGGTCCTTATAGGTTTCGAGCCGCCTCATTAACTCACTAATGACGTCGTGGACCGAGTCCTCATGGCCTAGTCCATTGGCTCGGCTCATGTCATATTGCTGGAGAGCCGTGTGGTACTCGATGCCGAAACGCAGATGGATGTTGTCGTTCTTTGGCCGATAGCCGTGGATCATGTTGTATTCGTAGAGGCGTGGGCATGTCTTGGCCCACGTCAGTGATGTAGCATCCCAAGCCAACTGGACATTGGTCCCTTCAATGAACGGGCTTGGGGTTGCCCCGATCAAGTCATCTTCGAGCATTATACCAGACATCGTCAAATCCTTCTGAGCTTACCTGTCGTTGTTGGCGACGCAGCAGGGCCGACCTTGAACGTCTGCATGACACTGGCAGGCATCTTCTGTTTCGGTACATTGACCCTGAGCGGCTTACCGCCGCCCTCTACCCTGGCAAGGTCCGCCCTCATAAACTCAATGATCTTGTCGATTTCGGCTGGTGTGTGGTCAACCCGGTTGATCAGTTCGTCCAAATCGTCGCTCATGTTCGAGTTTCCTAGCTAGGTAGTTGTGGAGTAGTTCACGTAGGTCAGCCGACCATCCATGGCCAAATCTACGCTCCATCTCTATGACGTCGGCGTCATACAGATTAAGTGTGACTTTCCGCAGTTCCTCAGAGGGCTTCAATGTCGGCCTCTGACATAGGCTTGATAGGCTCGGCCTTCAGCTTGTGCATGTCACGCCGAATGATCCATACCTCATCTTGCTCAGTGCCATAGGCCACTACTAAGTCCGAGAAGTCCTCGTCCTTGTACTTGACCTTGATTTCGAACAGGCGAGTTATGAGATTGCGGCGGTGATCTGTTTGGAGTGCTAGTCCAACAGGCTCTTCCGCCGCCCTCCGCCAATAGCCTAGGGCCTCCGCCTCAGGGATCATAACTCCCTCCCTTAGATGCGCCTGAGCTTAGGTGTTGGTGTTGGTAGGATTGGCTCGGGTTCGGGCTCAGGCTCGTGTTTACGTTGGTGAATGGCTTCGAGGCTGAAGTGGCTTAGCTCAACTGTTCGAGGCTCAAGCGGCCCCACTTCAGACAGCCGCTCGATGGTTAGCTTGCTTGCATCATTGATTGGCTCAAGATACAGGTACCACATTTCCTCATAGGCAATGATCCTGGCTCGAACAGGGTCATAGTTGCTACGCCAATGCAATGGATGCTCTCGGGGGAACGTCTTGGCATTGTCCTCCCGATCGATTGTTCGGAACTTGTGGAGCCTTGCCCTGAAAGCATGACAAGCTCCAAAGTCATCAAATGGAATGCGGATGCCCTTGGGGTCTTCAAGCGCAATGTCGAAAACCTCTTGGCAGTCAGCATAAGCTAGTCGTGAGTTGCTGATGCTCATATTACCCCTGCTGATGTGATGTAGTAGAGTTCATCTTTGGCCCTGGTGTCGATGACATACCGGAGGTTGTCCTCCTGCTCTTCGCCAAGCCTGATTAGATGCCTGTCGAGATGGTAGACTACATCGAATTCGAGGCCCTTGGCTTTGTGGCCGGTCATTAGCTTAATGCTGCCCTCTTGCTTGAGGATAAACTCGGCATAAGCCACCGCCTGATCGAGCGTTTGACCGTACTCAGCGAACACGGCCATGCACTCAGCCATATCGGCCGCTGTGGTGCTGCCCTTCCTAAGCCGTTCCTCTTTCCAGTGCATGATAGAACTATACACCATGGCTTGGCTCATATTGCCATCGCCGAGCCGCTTCATGATGCCTATCAGCTTCGGCCCAATCTCCGAGCCCGACACATTCACAGACCGCTTGGCTTTGAGCAGCCTGAATGCCAAGGCGAACAGTGGTGCATTGTTGCGGCAGATTATCGCCGATCCCTCTTGAATGTCTTCGATGGCGATTTCGTTAAGCGTTTCGACATGGCCGCCTGCTTTCGAGGCTTTGAACCATGGCACTCGCCAAAGGACGTTTTCGACGACAGCCGCTGGACATCGGAAACTGACTGAAAGGTCATATTGCGCCATCTGGAATTTAGTTGCACTGATAGCCATGCCATTTGGGAGGGCCCCTCTGAATGCGTAGATGGATTGGTATGGATCGCCGACCGAAATGATCCGGCCTCTAACGAGCTTCGAGAGCATCTGATGGTTGAGGGGATTGAGGTCCTGTTTCTCGTCAACCAGTACAAGTGGAAAGTTTGGGAATGAGCCTCCAAACAGAGCGGGCATATAAATTTGATCGTTATAGTCGATATAGCCTTTGTAGGCAGCCGCAATGCTGTTAGTAAGGAGCCAGTCAATAAGCTCCCACTCGATCGCCGTTGGCTTTTCTTCGAGCCTTGCTTCGAGTTCTTCGGCTGTAACGAGTCTCGTGGCATTAGGGAACACCTTCTCCGGCACATATCCTAAACAACGAGCCATGTTAGCGGCCTGGATCACATTCCAGTACGCATCCCAAGCCTCCCTCTGCTCGCTTTTGGTCTTCATTTCCTTGATGTGTTCGGCGAGCATCTCGTTGAGCTTCCTGGGATTGAGCGACAGCTTTCGAGCCTGTGTCTTGGCCCACACTCTATGTCCCAAGCCATTCATGGTATAGACCGTCGTCGAGCCCTTGAACCGCTTCTCC